AGTGATCCGGTCTGGATTCCCTTACCTACTGGGTTGTTATAGATTGACTGACCTGCAGTGTAGGTGCTCTTGGTAGCTGCGCTATCAAGATCAACGCCTGCGTTACCACCAACGTTTGAGCCGTAGGTGTAGTCGAGGTAGAAGAGGAGACCTGATGGAAGGCTCATTGGCTGAATTGAGACGAGCTCATTTGCAACGAGACCACCGAAAACGCGGCGAACAATTGGGAATGCAATGTTCGAGAAACCGCGAATGTCTCCTGAACCGTTGAGACTTCCACCACCTGCTGAAAGAGCATTGCTCTCACGGAGGAGGTTTGCAGTCTGGTTCTCAAGAAGGCGAGCCATGTTCTCACGGCTGGTGCCATCAAGGCCGCGAAGTAGGCCGGTACGGCTCCACTTCTCAACGAGGCGGCTGTTCTCTGCGCCGACGTCACGGCCGCGGATGCCCTCGGAAAGTTGATCAAGTGTGAAAGTCTTAGACATTTTTTACCTCTAAATTTGTTTGTTATTCGAACTATTAATTACTTTTTGATACCAGCAAGAATGGCCCAACGGTCGACCTCAACAGACTCATTCAAAGCAGCAGGAGCGCTACCTGATCTTGTTGATCTTGATGCAGAACCGAAAACCTTTCCTTCATTCATCTTTGTGCTCTTCACTTTTAGGGACTCAGTCAAGCTGTTAAAGAGAAGCTGTGCTTCACGAACTGACTTTGCGCCGTCAAGTGATTCTACTATTGATCTTTGCTGACGTGGTGTGAGATCGCGATTCTGCATAAGCTTATTAACATATAGAAGCTTAGCGTTAAAGAGATTGACCTCATCAAGTTGTTCACGTAGAGCAGCGATCATCTTGCTTGACTCATCGAGCTTGCCTTTGAGGCCACGATTAGCGCGGGCCTCCTCTTTGCGCTTCTCGCGCTCATCTTTGGCAGCATCGGTAGCCTTCTTTGCAACCTTTAAAGCTTTTTCTGCAATTGCTTCGGCATCATTTTCATCGACGCTCTCTGTGGTGACGTCACCGTCAAGCCAAGGATCGCCTTCTTCTTTGCCGCCGCCGAACTGATCGGCCATTGCATCTTTGATTCCTTTCTTGGATTCTTTAAGACGACGAAGCTCTTTACGAAGCATAGACTCATTTACATGGAAGACAGTCTCTTCTTCGAGCTCACTGTCGTCTTCCATCTCTTCGTACATTTCTTCCATGTCCTCTTCGTCCATGTCGTACATTTCGTCCATGTCATCTTCTTCCATATCGTCATCCTCAGCCATTGCTGGGGCTGCAGGAGCAGCTGGAGTTACTGGAGATGCTGGAGCTGAATCGGTGTCAGAAACATCTACTGATCCTTCCTCTTCGCCGCCTTCCTCTTCCTCAGCAAACTCAACGCCGAAGCTCATGCCTTGGAGTTTTGACTTGAAATCTTCATCATCAAGACCCTCAAGGTCTGCTGGCTCGAATACAAGCTTTGCTTCTCTTTGAAGCTTCTTTTTATTTTCCATCTGCTCGAGCAAGCGACGGAATCTTGCGCTTGTTGACATATTCTTAATCTCCTTCATAACTTTATTGAAATTCTTTTTAGTTTCAACGCTACTACCATTAGATATAACGTGTTTGTTGAAATTGCTTAAGTTTTTAATCATAATTGCATAAGCTTCTTTAAATTTTTTGCTTTCTGATAATGGAAGCTTACGAGAAATAGTTTTTAGACATTCAAGCTGTTGTTTGATTATTGCAAGAGATGGTTTTTCAACTCTTTTCTTCTTTCCAAACATCATTTGTGACAATGATCTGAGTGTTTCTTCATTTAACTCAACGTCAACGTCATCACCGTCAGCAGCATCGGCTTCTGCTGATGCTGAGGCTTCACCGTGTTTGTCAACTCTTACGTTGATTTTAACTTCTGTTCCTGAAGCTGTTTTTGTTGTGACAGTGTGAGTTACTTCTTCGTCTGGATCTGGGGCTGCGCCTGACATTGGAGATCCCATAGTAGAACTCATTGGAGAACCCATGCTTGGCAAATCAGACCCTTCATCAGGAAGCGCGTCCAAGTCAAGATTTGGAATATCTGTGTCTTCATCAGAAGCAACATCTTCATCTTGCTCTGCTAACATTTGACGCTCAATCATTTTTTTAATTTGTGGAGCAATTGATTCAATTATCTTATTGCGAGCATTCTTCTCTGCCATTTCTCTTAAAGAGATAGCATCAGCGAGTGCTTCTTGATACAGATTTTGCATTTCTGATTCCTTACTCTTTCTAATTATGTCGTTAATTCACTCTTTTTCATTATCTTGTTGAAAATGAATAGCTTTAATTAAACGTTTTAGTCTTCTCATCGTCAATTCATCTTTGTCTGGTATGTCTTCAAGAGTAAATGCATTTTCTTGAGATCCTGCATCGCTTAATGGATAAGCTCTTGAATAACCAGCTTTAGATCCTCCAAGAGAAATTCTTGCAGGTGCAGGTCTAATAGACGGACCATCAGCCCCCGCTCCTAAAACTCCTTGCTTGTTTTTATAAAGATCTGGTATTGGAGATATTCCTCTACCTGTTGTTTGTTCATTCATTTTAAAATCTGCACCGACAAATCTTCTATTGTCTGCAGATCTATCTGCATAAGAATCCCATCTTATATGTCCTTGACCAGATTTATTTCCAATTGCAACTTGAGTTTCAACGTCTTCTTCACTATCTAAACTTTCTTCATCATCAACATCGTCTTTTACAATTTCGATATAAGGCCACGACGTCTGTGACATTCTAGGATTATTTTTTGATGCAACAGTGCCATATCCAAGATCACTTCGGGAATCGTAATTCGGGTTATTCGCTTCCCGAAGTGATCTTTTTTTCATTATGATACCACTGTTTGACCAGTAGCTCCTGGATTTATGCTCTGGGTTCCGCCTGTTCCAAGCGATGGATTAAATTCTCCATCCATTGTAGGAGCTTCTCCAAAAGTTTGCTTAGAAACCAAGTTTGATGTTGCTGCTGGTGTTACAACAGTTACTGGGCTGCCTGTTCCAAAATTATCATTTGGAGAAAGAGGAGAGCCAGTTGATGTTCCTTCGCCGCCTGATGGATCTGAATTTGCAATCAAGTTAGGATAGTATGAAGTGTCAAATCCAGGTGGAGGAGTCTGCAAGTCAGGAGCGCCGTTATAATCCATTTTTACTTCTGGAAATTGAGCTGCATCGCCTTGCTGAATTTTTGGCTGAAGATATTTTGCTGCCAAATTTCTGTATTCAGCAGCATCTGTTGTGTAAATAGGAGAATTTGGAAACATCGTTCTCAATGAATTATAATCTGAATTTGAAATTCCCTCAGTACCACCTGGAGACAAAGTTGTTCTTGTGGTTAGAACTGAATTTATTGTTGGATACTTTCCAGGCATATGATCTCCTATTTAACTAGATATACTTCTTACTCAATTACTTCAAGGATTTCGCCACGAAGCTGCTGACGGGACTCATTAATCTTTGAAAGGCGCTTTGCAAGAGCTGCTGCTTCTGCTTGAAGCTCTTTGTAGTGCTCGACTTTCTTTGCAAGAGTGTCTGCCATTTCATCTGGACCGACGACTCTAGTCTTCTTTGCTTCCTTCTCAAGAGAAGGGTCAGCGCTTTGAAGCTTCTTTGCAAGCTTCTTCTTCTCTTCGTTAATGATACGACGCAAAATTGCTGGTGTTAAATTTACTACTTTTGACATGAACACTCCAGTATGTTGTAAAATTAATTATTTTGTAATCTTACTTTTGATGAACTAAATGCAAGATCAGCCCAATTTGATGCGCCTTCAAACATGCTCATTGGGTCAACACCTGATGTTGTTGCAGGATCCATTCCGGCTTTTATATTCTTTTCAGCTTTTACTTGAGTTTGTAGTGTTGTTTTTGCTGTGTCTTCAAAAATGTCATTCATTATTCCACGCTGGCTTTTTGGAAATGAATTTACCAAATCGCTTGGAACTTGTGGAGCAGGTTTTGGTGCTTGACGCGGAGTAGGGTTGAATTCAACATTATCAAGATGATGTTTTCTTGGTTGTCTTTGCTGTTCAACTTTTCGATTATGAGACTCAGGAATAGATTTTTTTGAGTCCAAACCCTCCATCATAATCTCTATAAGACACTCTTTAACAATTTCTTTTAAATCATTTCTATTCATTTTTTCCAATCCAGAATGTTATTAAACATTCTATCAATTCTGTCGCTACGATTAAACAATTTAGACAACTCGTGCTTGCTTATTTCTTTTCCTTCTTTCATCATAAACGCGCCTGGTGTTGATGGTTCTGAAACAAAATCCCAACAGATTAATTGAAAATCGTCTTGAACAATTTGATGATCGCCTGATTTTCTAGTTGAACCAACACCGCGTGATGAAATTCCAAGCGTAACGCCAGCTTCAATTAAGCTTTTTAGGATTTTTCCAGTTGGAGTGTCAAGAATTTCAACTGTTCCATAGCAAATGTTTCCTTCCATGTACGCTTCACGTATAATGTGAGAAACTTTCTTTAACTCAACAACAGATGAATCTGGGTGGTCACATTCGCCAAGCGCACGATTTTCGCGAATAAACTTTTGATAGTTTCTGACCTCTCGTTCAAGAATTTCTCGAGGATAAACTCTACCATTTTGATTTAAGGTATCTGCTTTTTGCAAAATACCCTTCATCATAACTTTACCACCGTTTGTTTCAGCTTCTTCTTTGATTATTTTGTTATTGTAACTGAATGGCATCCATTCAGTGAGAAGTTTCAATGAGCTATCAGTCATCTTTATTCTCAAGCTCCTCGTAAAGATTTGTAAGTTGCATAAATTGCATTACAGTTTTTTCATTCATTAGATCAGTTGGAAGAGTTTGAATGTTTCTTTTTACATTTTCAAGCTTTTCTAGAAGAACATCATTTTTTGATGACTCTTCAAGACGACTCAACCCTCTTAAAGCACGATTTTTTATTACTTCAAGAGTGTTTTTGTCAATCTTTCCATCAATATAATTCTTAATAAGAGAACGTTGGGTTTCGTTTAATTTATCTCCCCACTTTTTCTCAAATTTTTCTCTCATAATTCTGACAGACAGATTGTTAACATCTGCTGTTTTAAGCTCAGCTAAAGTTTCACCTTTTGATTTGTCTTTTTTCATCCACTCAAGAAGTTTGCTTTCATATTCAACAACTCTTCCAAGGTCTGCAAGATGTTCTTTTCTCCAATCATTTAAAAGAGTTTGCAAAGTTGCATAAAGGCGATACTCTTTAATTGGTTGGTTGAAAAAATTATTATCATCAAGACTTTTGTTTATTTCTCTAATCAAAGATGACTTTTCTTTTTCTAAATGTTCATAGGAAAAAATATGAACGCCACGGCGCGCTTCTTGGATTAGTCTAAGTCCAAGAGACTCGGTCATAATTGTCGTATTGAGCAAAGCTTGAAAAAGTCGATGTTCTTTATAAATCTCAGTTCCAGGCTTGTAATATTTTTTTATGATCTCAGAACACTTCTTGGCTGTTGCAACGTCATTATCGACTAATGCTGCTGCTGCCTTAAGAAGTAGCTGTTCGTAGATAATACCTACATTTCTCTTCTTATTGTGGCTCATTTTCACTTCCTTCTAAATCATTAAATATATTATCTGCTTCTTTAATTAAGCTTGATGATAAAGATTTTTTTAGACTTTTAAATCTATTCAACGCGGAACTCAACTCTCCTGTCATTTTGCTATCATTATAAAGCTCATGCATCAAGCTATTGCTTTTACCAGTGCTTTTGTTTATTGACAGCATTTCATCTTCATCAAATGGCTTGTTTGAACTATCCTGATAACGAGCCCAATCTCCTGTGCCAGTCATTTTAAACATATCTGGCATGTCGGCTTTTGAAGCAGCTGTTCGCTTATCTCTTTTCATTTCTAGATCTTTTCCAAAAGCATTTCTAATTGTTTTTTCTGCTTTTAGTGGAAGCTCATCATTTTCTATTGAAAGAATTGGAGGTTTTACAACACCTGCTGAAACGACATCGCCAGCGCGCTCAAGGCCTGCGTTTAGATCAGCTGGTGGACCTTCTCCGCCGCCAGCGCCACCTTCACCGCCGCCGACTTCTGCATCTTCATCTTTGTCAAGTTTACGACCAGCTTTTACTTGATCGATTTCCTCGTCAGTAAGACCCATAATATTTTTTCTGACCCAGGTTCTGTCAACAACACCTTCAGGAGCCTTTGCTGCAATGTCAAATCTTGATGAAATGAGCTCAAGCTTCTGTTGCTGAGCGATTGTTGATGGGTTAGAAAGCTTCAAAGTAAAATCAAGAAGGTCTTCACCTTCATAACCGTGAGCATAAAGATGGATCATGGCGATCTTGTTAAGTTCGCTGATTACAACTTTCTGGATTCTTGTGATTGTTCTTGAGAATCTAATGTCTTCTTGCGCAAGAGTTGATTTTGCGCCAATCTCTTCATCATATCCGAGATAAGCTTTAGGAATTTTTAACGCAGCAAAAAGTTTCTTTTGAATGTACTGAACGTCTTCAATTGCAGCTGCATTTGTTCCACCTGCAAGTGAATCAATTTTGGTTCCTGTCTCTCCGCCACGAACAGGAATGAAATAGTCTTCATCAACAGACAATGGATTGTATCGAAGATCCATTTTACCATTTGATTTGTCAGCAACCCTATTTCTCTTCAAGCTTGTTTGAGCTTGTTCCATAACGTTTGGAATTTCTTCTGGCGGAACGTTTCCAACGTCGATGTAGAAAACGCGTCTTTCTGGAGCTCGTACAATACGATAGACCAACATTGCGTCTTCCATTAGGATCAACTGACGCCAGATACGACGTGCTGATTCAAGAACTGATGATCCATATGGAAGAAAAGCATCATTGCCAAGAAGTCTAAAATGAGAAATTTGCCAATTCTCAAGAACTTGATTTCCGCGTGTTATCCAGCGAAAACGAACAGCCATTGGATCTTTTGGATCATATCCTTCTTCACGTTCCATTTCTGAAATTGGAATTGGATATGCATTTACAATTCCATAATTTGGATGGACGTCATTAAAAAGAAAGAAGTCTCCGTATTTGCAAAGATTTCTTGTCCACATTGGAAGATTGAACTCAATGTTTAATGTATCCAAGAACAATGTTTCTAAAAGCTCTTTTATTCTTCTATTTTCAGAATAGACTTGAAGAACGTGTCCCTTTTCATCTTGAGAAACAGTTTCTTCTGCGTAAATGTCCAGCGCAGAAGAGATTTCAGGTGTTGCTTCCATTTCAGAAAAGTCAGAGTATCTTGACATACGATCAAAAGCACCATATGCAGAAACAGTGCTTGAATAAATGTCAGATTGACTCTTTCTGAACATTTCATAAGCTGAAGATGCTGTAGGCTCTGAGTAGTTTTTTACTTTTCTTCTAATAACCGGGCCAGATCTAAATAGCTGGGTTAGTCTTTGAAATAGGTTTCTATTAGTTTTTTCTGCCATCTTGACTTAATCCTACAGCTTTTTATGAAAAAATAAATCAGCGTCTTAGTAACCAACCGTATTGATTATAACTTGATCTTAAGTCAAGATAACCTCCGACGTTGTCAACGCTAATTGGAGAGAATGGATTTCTTGCATGCGGAACAAGAGGTGATTCATCGTGTGAGTTTTTATTAACAGCAAATGCAGCTATCATAGCTTTTGTAAGTTCTTGACCGTGCTTTGAATAATCAAAATTTGTATCATACAACCAAACTCCAATTGCAAGCGCCATGACAAGATCGTCGTTGTATCCTTTCATCGCTTTCGCTGTTTGTCCAATCCAGTTAAAAGTTTTTAACTCTTCAGACATACGAGTTGATCTAATCGTTATCTGTTTGTTTCTAATAACTTCTTCAAGCTTGGTCAAAATTTTCGTTCTGTTTGCTGCGCTTGTCGTGAAACCAATATTTGCTATGTCTTCAGATCCAGCTTTTGCACCAAGATACATGTATTTCTTGTCTTTGTAATAAAGATTTGGATATCCAAGCTCTTTTAACTTCATGCAAACAGCGTATCCATAGCTATTATTCTCAGGACAGAGCATTGCTTTGTTGTATTTTAATCCAATTTCATTTAACAAAATTGCAAATTGGTCAGGCGGGATTTTTCCTTTAAATTCACATACTTGATCGCCAGCTGTTGTATTGATTACGTGAAAGCTCGAATAATCTGCTCCATCGCCGCGTGCAACGTCAGCGCTTACAAGATATTTGTGACCTGGCATTGCATATCGCCAAACCCAAACGCCCATATCAGGGCCCCACTTTTCAATAGGAGCTTGTGTTCCTCTTACGATATATTCAAGATCATTTGCATTCAGGAATGTGTCACCTGATGCAGCAAAGTCGCACAAGAGCTCTTGTGCGACCTGCTTCTTTGTCATATTTTTTGATTCATTATCAAACCATGAATCATCACGCTCAGGGTGAACGTCCCAAGGAAGTTTGATTGGATTGAAAATGTTTAGATTTGCTTCTGCTTCTACATAAAGTTTATGAAATTGTCCGCCGACACCATTTGGAGTTGAAAGAACAATTGCACGACCACCTGTTGATAGTGTAGGATAAAGACCAGTCCACAACTCATCGAAGTTTGAAATGAATGCTGCCTCGTCAACAATCAAAAGTGTTAGAGCTTCTGAACGACCTGCGTCTTCCGAGGTTGGAATTGCTTTAATTGATGAGCCATTGCTAAATTCGACCATCTGCTTTGTATCAGATTTCAAGTGAGGCATTACAAGCCAAGATGGTAAGTTTTGCAATGCAACTTTTACTTTTTTAATAAAGTTTTGAGCAACGGCAAGTTTGGTAGCAATGATAAGAATTGCTTTATCTTTATAAAACAAAGCTTGCCAGAGAGCATAAGCTGCTGCAACAGTTGAAATTCCAAGCTGTCTTGACTTCAAAATAACATTAAAACGATGAAGATCAAACTCTTCAAGACATTTATCCTGAAATTTATAAGTAGAAAACTTGACAAGTCCTCTGGTGGGATGCTGAATTTTTACGTAAGTGTTGATAAAATACGACGAGTTTTTGCCGCATTTGATAATTTCAGCTACCTGTCTATCTTTTGATAGGATCGCAGCCATTATCCGACCTTCACAACAACCTGTCTTCTATAATACGCAGACCTACGTGGTGAAAGATTAGTTGCAGAAATTACTTCAATAGAGTCAGAGTTTGAAATTTCTTTTACTTTTAAAGTTTTTCCTGTTGCATCTTTAAATTTTGCCTTTGTGTCTGCAACACATTTCTTTATGATGTCAAGTGATTCATAAGAAATATTTTCAACTTGATTTCTTAATGCAGCGTCAGCAGCAAATTGAACAACAGTGATAAATTTAAACTTTAATGTGTCACCTTCGATTGAGCATGTAACAGAGTTAGGCATTGAAGAGACGCCCCAACCCTTTTGGGTAATTTGACCTAAAACATTTATTTCTTTGCTTGACAACATTTTGTCTCCTACATCTAAATAGGTGATCTCGAATGAGGAGAATTTAATCTTAAAGATTTAATTTGTTCTACCAAATTTGAATCTGGTCTCCAACCTTCTAACCACTTTTTTCTATTCACATCTACAACTTCATTTTCACAATCAAAACAACAACCTGATCTGTTTATTGAAGCTTCATCAATTTCATCAATGATTATGCATTCGCAAATAAGACAAGAAATGTTTTTTTGATTATTGACTTCTCCTCTTTTAATTATTCTATAACCATTTTTTTGTTCTATGATTTTTTTAATATCTGACATTTGCATCAATACCATTGTTAGAAATTTCAATCACGTTATCTACAATGTCTTTAATCGAGTCAACGTGAGATATAATCAACATGTTTCTGAAATTACGCTTTAAAGAAGTCAATAGTCGTGCGCAAGCCTCGATGTTTGTATCATCAAGAGCACCAAACCCTTCATCAATTATAAAAAGATCTGATTTATGAATTGCTGAAATTTCTATCAATGCTGCTCTAATAGCAAGAGAAGACATCATTTTTTCCATTCCAGAAGCCATTTCAATTGGGCACTTTGCGCTTCCATAGTCTATAAAGATGTCAAGATCGCCGTCATCTTCATTCGCAACTATTTCAACATTAAAATTTGAAACTCCCATTAAAATTTTTGAAATTTCGCTATTCAATCTTGGAAGCTGCGATGCAATAATTTGTAATGGAATTCCATCTTTCCCAGTCGCTGCAAGAATTAATTCATAAAGCTTCCATTCAACTTGTAACTCTTTAATACGAACTGCTTGAGCTTCTAAATTTTCAATTTCATTTGAAATTGCGCCAATCTTTTGATGACCAATACGAGATTCTTTATTTAGAGAAGAAATTTTTTCTTCATAAGAAGAAATTTGAGATCTCATCGAAGCTATGTTCTCAAGGTCATTTTCTTGAACAGATGCCTTTATTTCAATCAACAAATTTTCAGTTCTTTCTTTTTCTTCTTTTTGAGACTGTATCAAAATCTTTAAGCTTGAAATTTTGCTTTCAGCTACAGAAAGAGATGACTTCATAATTGGAAGCTTTGACTGAAGTGTTGTTATCTTTTCATAAGTTTGTTTATTGGAAACAAGCTTTGAACTATCAAAATCGCTCTTTAAATTGTTCAATGATGTTGAGATTTCATCAAAAAATTTCTTTTTATCAGGATAAACAGATCGATCGTGATGAGAATCTTTAATGTATTTGCAAGTTGGGAACTTGTCACCGCACGGCACATCTTTTAAGTTTTGAATTGATTTTTCAAGCTTATTGATTGTGTCCAGTTCAATTCTTACTTTAGATTGCAAGTCATCAATTTTCGACTTTAAAGCTTCTGATTGACTTATTTCATTTTTGATAGAAACTACATCAAAGCTTGACATAATGTTTTCAAGTTTTTCAATCTTTGCTTCAAGCTCTAATTTTTCATTTTCATATTTCTCTAAATCTTTTTGACTTTCATTAATTTTGCTAGTCAATGATTTAATTTTGTTTTCATTTATGCTTACATCTTCAATTTTATAAGAAGAATTGATTGATTTCTTCTCTAACAAAGATTGAAGTTTTAAACGGTTCTTATCAAATTCTTCACGTCTTTTATCAATTTCAACAATGTTGTTGTTTAAAACAACCAATTCATTTTTCTTTTCAGAAATTACAACGTTTATGTCTCTTCCAGGAGATTTTTTTCCAAGATCAGACTTGATTGCGCTTGATCTTTCTTTTGCTAAAGATTGTAAAGACTCAAATATGTGAAGATTTAAAAATTTAGAGAGAATGTTTTTTCTTGCTGTTGCTCTTTCTTTTAAGAAAGCGTTCATCTCTCCTTGCGCAGCAAATGAAGTCAAAAGAAAATCTTCAGATGTTCCAATTAACGAGCGTAGAACTTTTTCTGATTCTTTTCTTTGCTCGCCAGTGATGTCTTCTAAATGATTACCATGACTATCAAGCTTAAAAACATTTAAGTTCGTGACTGCGCTCTGCACGCCTGCTTTTGACTGATGTTTTACAGACTGTCTTTCAACTTTGTAGTCTGAATCTGCAGCATGAAGAATAACTGAAGCTAGACAATAATCTTTTCTTGTATTGATTACGTGCAAATTTTTGATAGGACCTCTGTCTGTTGAATTAAACAGAGCATACATAATTGTTCCAGGAATAGATGATTTGCCTTGAGCGTTTTTACCAAAAATTCCTGTAATCCCTTCCATAGACTCAAAATCTATTGAGTTGCCCGGACCGTATCCGTATGTATTGTCCCAATTTAGACTCTTAATTGTCCATTTGACGTTTGTCAGTCTTTCATCATTTGGAAGATTGTCAATTAACTTTGCGACGATCGAGTCAATTTTTTGAATGTCGCCATCAGACAAATTTTTATTTTTTGCATAATCTTTAAAAAGATTTCTAATAGTTGCAGGATCACGAAGATTATCTTTTAGAATAATCGTTTCGCCTGCCTTCATATCAACAGTCTCAGTTGGCCCATTAAATTTCCAAATAACTTCAGAAGCGCCAAATTTTTCTTTTAGCTCTCCATTGAGCTGCTTGGTTTCGTTTATATTGACAGAGCTGTTATTAAGAACTCTAACTCTAGCCCCTCTTTCAATTTGTTGAATTTTTTGGACTGTAGAAGTAACGTCTGAGTCCCATTCAATTGTTATGAATGGTTTTACGTTCTTCAACTGATGAAATTTTACAGTGTGATTGTTTTTATCTTGGATCTGCCAAACCAAGAAACCCTTTTCTAGATCTTCACCATAATTTTGCTGAATAGTTGAACCGGGATAAGCAATTCGTCGTTCTTTATCTAAGAATTGTCTCTTATGAATGTCTCCAAGCAAAGAATAATCATATTTTTTGAACATTTCAACAGAAACTTCGCCATCAATTGGCATTCCTGTGTCCAAAATTGAACCGCCAACTGCTCCGTGATAAAGAGCAATATTGATTAGCTCATCATCTGGAGAACACTTTGACCAACCTTCTTCATCGAAACAAGAGAAATTGCAAAAATTGATATTCCCAATTTTAAAGTTACCAGAATCTTTTAGAAAGAAAAGATTTTGATTATCAATAGCAGCAATAATTGGAGAGATTGCGTCCATTCTTGATTTGTTATAAATTAATCCATCGTGATTTCCAAGTGTCACAATTGTTTTCCACTTTGCAAGACCTTTAAACCACCAACGTAATCTATCAACAAGCTCTGGACTAATTCCTTGAGTTTTTGAATGAACAATATCACCTGCGACTACAATGTAGTCGGGGTCGATATCTTCCATTTTCTTGAAAAACTCTGTGAAAACTTGAGTATATTCATCGTGACGTTGAAGGCCGCGCCAGTGAATATCAGCAATATGAACAATTTTTGTCAAAGCATACTCCCGCTTCGTGTTATATTAAACATGTTTACAATACTTTGAAATCTATTCCATTCTTTTGCAGATGATTTTGCTTTTAAGAATTCTTCTTTTGACATTTCTCCAACGTCTTTATTATCACCAAGATCCAAGATTTTAACGCTCACGTCATATTCAGACAATCTTTGAGCCCATTTCATTTGTTTCTTTTGCATGTCTGAGTCAAGCGCAAGAATTACTGGGGTTTTGTTTCTTACAATAGTTTGAAACAAAGCTGATTTTAAAGAAATATCTGAACCTAGAATTGAAGTTGCATTTGAATCACATTTTGTAAGATCGAATGGCCCTTCAACCAATGTCAATTCTTTTCTCCAGTCGATATTGATTTCATTAAAAATCAAATTGATTCGTGTCGCCTTCGCATTCATATACTTCCCGTAAGGCTTTTCATCAATAGCTCTTGCTGTCCAATAATTTATTTTTCCATCGCCATCGAATGATGGAAGAATAATTCTTCTAGAGAGTGGACCTCGACTAACAGCTCCAAGTCTGAAATACCACATATCCCGAAGCGTCAATCCTCGATTTCTAACGTAATCAACGCAAGCTGCAATGTCAGGATCGTGGGCATCTAGAGACTCAGCAAGTAGGCGAAATCCGTGTGGTATCTCAACAGGCTCAGGCACATCAGGAATGTCATCCAGATACCTCTTCTGTGTCACTCCAGCCACCTTCTCCCACCTCGCAGCACCATCAGCTGATAGTTTCCTTAGGAGGTTAGATACAGAGGCTCCGTGGGCATTACAAACCCAACAGTGATATTGTCCTGTGTCAACACGAACGATTAATTTTTGCTTTTTTGATGTAGCGCAGATAGGACATTTAAATGAAGCATTGATACCTTTTCTGTCTAAAGTGAAGGTTCCAAGAACGCTAGATAAAATTTGTGTTCTTTCTTTTGTGTCTATCACATTTAATTTTAATATTTTAACGTGATTTTGACAAACAAATTGCCCTTGCCATTACATAAGCGTCAACTGCATCATTTATTCCTGCCGCGTAAACGACTTGACCTTTTTTCTTTCCAGCTTTTACTTCTCTTCTTTCAAGAACAATCGATGTTTGCTCTTCCATCCATTGCATTACTTGATCTTTTGTATCTTTTTCTTTATCGATTTTTATTCCCAAAGACTTTCTTGCACTTTTAAAATCAAAAAATTTAGGATCAATCTTGAAGACGTCAAAAGCAAGCCAAGATACAATTCCATTAAATCTTGCAAGAGTCAATAAAGTATGAGCTGAACTAAAGCCTCTTCGGAAACTTTGCAATGGCTCTTCTATTGCTATTGCTGTAATTTCATATTCTTTTTTAATCTTTTCGAGACCTTCTCTAACAACCTCTGCTTTGCTAAAAAGATTATCATACTTTGAAAGATTGAACGTCCCCATTGTGACGTATTCTCCGCTTTCTTTAATAACGGCCCAACCTGTTGAACTTGTTGAAACATCTAGTCCTAAAATCATTACCAATCCATTTTTATTCTAAAAAGGTATCTGTCTTCGTCTCTTTTAATAATTGGTTGTGCGAGAGCAACCCTTGCGACAACATTTAAATTATCATCGTGTAAATTTATTCCTGTAATAATAACAGGACCAACTGATTTTTCGTTTGGATCATCGCTTGCAGTCAAGGCCATAAACGATGGATTTGAGCTTGAATTGATCATGCTTGCAGGACATGGAACAGAAATTTCCATTGTATGAATCTTTCTTTCGCCTCGCATGTCAATCTCAAACTGTTCTTTGCCTATCATAAAAACTAAAGGAGACTTTGTAACAGCGATCCCTTCATCATATAGAACTGTTCCAACTCCTGACCAAGTTGAATGTGGAGTGTCTGAGTCTGCTCTATAAAGTCCGCCTCGACCGTTGTCTTTCAAAGTAATCTTTACTTTTCCACCAGAACCTGTCATATTCGAATCTGAAATAATCAAACTTCCAGGATGAATTCTTGATCCATAAAACAAGTTGCTGGTATCAAAGAAAACTACTGAATTAGATGAATTGTCTCTTAGTCTTTGAAAAATTGATAAGACATCACCTGCACCCGAAGAACTATTTAACTTTTCAGGTGTAGAACCTTCAATTTCCTCTGACAATGATGAAGGTAATCCGGAATCAGAAGCTATAAGTCCAGGATACAAAGAACTAGTTGGGAGTAAATTGTTTAGAGTTACGAGAGATAAATCAAGATTTTCAAAATCATTTACAAACTTAGATAATGGTGAGTCTTGAGAAGGATTAACTGTCAATGTTCCTGAAACGAGAAGAGAATAATCAGGTTTTGTAAGACCATTATCGCAAGGAAGAATTGTTAAGTTTCTTTTAACAAACGATCCGGTTGAATAAAGAAGTTCATTTGCTTCTTTAAATGCAGTGACATTGTAAGTTATTTCTGATCCTGTCAAGTTGTAAAGAACTGGATAAGCGCCTTTGACAAACTCTCTTGTGAAATTTTCAACGTTTATTTCGTGACCGCCAACTCCGAATGACATTGAAACGTTGTGGGCATCAACTGTTGCTTGTGTTGTTGTTTGAAATGGCGTAACAAAAACATCACGTGATGGTGATTCTTTTGTGAAAAGAACAGGCAAAAAGAACATCAAGTCGTTTGGAATTGTTGATCCGACGCTGTTTGACTGATAATAAGCAACTTTATCATCATCAAGATAAGAATTCCAAATTCTGCACTCATGAATTTCAGCATTTAAAGGATGATCAAATGATCTTGCTGGAGTTGGTGAAGTTGGATTTGTAAGTAAATCTGAGATTCCGGTGGGTGATACGTTTGCTCCATCATAAAAGTTTCCAACGAATAATGCGTCTTGGTCACGAATTGTTACGTTGTCAAAAATCGGAGAAATTGAAGCAGCGTTAACGTTGAAATATCCTTTTTCGACTCCATCAACAACAAATGATCCTGTTCCGTTGTCATAATCTGGAGACCATCTAACAACAACGTGATGCCATTTATTTAATGTCAAAATATTGTCATCTGACATAAACGAAAAATTGTTTGACACAAAGCTTGATGGAGCGGTTTCTGCAGATGAAGAAAGCTGAAGCATCAATCTAAATTTATCTGCCCTTCCATTTTCATCTGTTGATGAACCTGAACATAATGAAAGAGCAAAGGTTGATGAGACATGATAGATTGTTCCAGGTTTATATTCTAGTCCAATCTCATTTTGATATCTTGGATTTAAGTAACATTCTAGACTGAAAGAGCTGTCAGGTGTATAAGGGCCTCTTTCTCCAGGTGCATTTTGATTGTCATAAATAATAACAGAGTCTGAAGGTACTGTTGATGAAGTAAAAAAGTTTAAACATTGATAATTCGTAAATGCCCAATGAGCATATGAATTTTTTACCCTGTAGTATTTGAATAAAGTATTCTTGATATTTGATTTTCTTAAAAAATCTGAATTGAATACAAAAGGAGTTTCAAATCGAATTGTTTCAACTTTCTTGTTTTTAGCCTCAGATCTTGTTGTAGCGTTAACAGCGCTTAGGTAATTTTCTAAACCTTCAGACACATTTGTTGATCCAGAAGAAGCAACCACGACCTCTCTTATAGATTCAGGATCATTTGATGAAAACTCAGAATCAACAAATGTTTGTTTCTCAACTTCCTTTTCAACTGTCGATGATCTAGCAAAGACAGGGACAGATCCTGTAACTCCGTACGAAGAAGAGCTAAATGCTCTAGTCGGTCTTGCAATTACAGAAAATCTTTCGAAATTATCTTTGCCAAGTTTTATTATCGACAATCTTTCACCTAATTGTTAGAAGTCTAGTCGAAT